TTGACCTGCTCATTGATGTGGACTCTGAACCGCCAGCGGTTTCTAAATGCCTGACATTAAGGCTGCTATAATTTGCGGTTGCGTCAAACGTAGAACCGCCATCAGTGCTTGCCTCAATATATAAGATAGTAGTGTTGCCGCTTGATTTCACATTGTTTAATACCAACTGAAAATCTCTATAACCCGTCGGCAAGGTAAACGTTACGTCTGCGGCGTTTGACGAAAGCACAGTTTCGCTAATTAGCTCTAAGCGTCTTGCAAATTTTGTGGCCGTTGTATTGAACTCTTCTACCGCCGCACCTGAACCTGCGCCATCCGCCAATACAATAGCGGAATCCCCCGCCGCAATGGTCACATTAGAACCGCTGCCCTGAGTAATAATAACGGTCTGGTTGGTGCTGTTTACTAGCATATACATTCTGGCACGATCATTCTGCTCCAGAGTAACTGTGCAAGTTCCGCCGGGAGTGCCCGTAAACTTTATAGCCTTATAGTGCCCGTCTTGGGCCGCAGAAGGTTGCGCTGCAACGGGAAGAGTGTAGGACGTACCCGTAAGGGCAATAGACGCAAACCCATTCGCAGCCCTGTCTAATATCTGCAAGTTGA